GCAGACAAGATCTACCAACACTCAGGCGGAACATCTACGATAACGACCAGCTTCTCAAGCCCATCTACTCTTCCAAGCGCTCTTACGTGGGAAGAAATCATAATCGTCGCTCCAACTGTCACCACTCAAGCCGCAACCCTAATCGTCCCAGGCGGCGCAACCCTTAACGGTAACATCACAGACGACGGCGATGGGTCAATCACTCAGCACGGCTTTTGCTGGAAGGCTGGATCTGACCCTGTCAATATCGCAGGCGCTGATGGGTCTTCTACGTTGGGCGCAGGGGCCGAGGGCGCGTTCGATCAGGCAAAGACAGGGCTGACTGAGAATACAGCGTACTACTATCGCGCTTACGCTACGAACTCAGATAGCACTGCATACGGGGCGGCTCAAAGTTGGACAACTGGAGAAACATTATCCGGCGCTGTGACGATAACAGCCGTGTCTTCTGTGTCGCCTGAAGGGAATCTGATTGCATCCGGCGCTGCGTCCATCTCATCTGCCCCAAGCATGACAATCAAAGGAGGTCGCGTACAACAGGGAGCGTCAACGATCTCTGCGGTGGCATCGTTGATACCGTTGGCTACGCGGAAAAGGTTCGGCGCTGTCACTATCTCAACTGTTCCAAGCATGACGGCCGATGGAGCCATCACAGCAAGCGGCGTAGTGTCTATCTCTGCGATTCCTTCAATGGTAAGTGTCGGGAATCTCACTGCCTCGGGCGTGGTGTCTATCAACTCAATCTCTTCCATGATAAGCGCTGCCAATCTCATTGCTTCAGGCGCGGTATCCATTGAGGCTATCGCATCCATGATTGCCAAGGCCGCGAATATGTACTGCGAAAGCTGCTCGATTAACGCAGTCTCTTCAATGACTGCCACAGGAAACTTGACTGCATCAGCCGCTGTGTCCATCGACGCCATCGCATCATTGACGGCATTGGCAACACGCATGAAATTCGGCGCTTGTTCGATAGACGCTGTAGCAAGTCTGATAGCCGTGGCAATGAGCATAAAGGATGGTAATGTTTCGATAAGCTCCTCGGCTGCCATGACAGTGGCGGCTAATCTGCTTGCATCCGGCGTGTGTCCAATCAACTCAGTCGTATCAGTGACCATTGACTCGAATGCTATTAAGAGCGGACAGTGCAGCGTGACGGTCACACCGTCAATGACTGGCGTCCCTCTGCGAATAAGGCAAGGTGCAACAACCATCGATGCAGTTTCTTCAGTAACGCCTGCAGGAAATCTGATTGCGGCTGCTGTTGCGTCAATTGATGCCGTGGCCTCTATGTCCGCAGTCCCTTCGCGTATACGTCCGGGCGCGTGTTCTATTTCGTCTATCGCGTCTCTCACTGCTGATCCGACGCGCATACGCCAGGGGATAGCGGCGATCGCTATCATTGCGTCAATGACAACTACGGGGAATCTGATTGCCAGCGGTGCGGTTTCTATTGAAGCTGTTATGTCTCTTATCTGCTCAGGGACTACGGTCAAATCAGGATCAGTGACTATCTCTGCTTCCTCTTCTATGGAGGCCGTCGCACTAGCTTACATCACTCAATCACTTGGCTACACTGGAACGCTCACGGCTGGCGACGTGCTGGAAATCGACACGGACAATATGACGGTCAAGCTGAATGGCGTGAATGCCAGAGCAAACATGACGGGGACTTTCCCGAAACTCTACTCAGGGACAAACGAGCTGCGATGGAAAGACGACGATGCAACCCGTGACCTTGACCTAGAAGTGGACCACGAGCCGAGGTACTTATAATGGCGAACGCGTCAGTTGTCATCTATAACGCCGCACGCGAGCCTGTAGCCGATTTGAATCAGGCGTTCGACGTGGGATATGAACAACGCATCAACGAACTTTATCGTGCGTGGTTCTCACTGCCTTACGACGATCCCCACATATCAGAATGCACAGGCTTGAGATATGCCGAGATTTACAACGGCGACGAACGCGTTGACCTGTTTCGTATCATCAAGAAAGCGAAGCGCGGCACGAGTGAGAAGACCTATTACAGATTCGAGTGTGAGCATGTCTTCGCTACGCTGATGAATGATGAGGTCAAGGTTACGCTGAACTCGGGGCCAGGGTCTATCACGAGCATAGGCGACGTGCTCGCCCTTCAAGGTACAGTGAACTGGGCACTAGGATCCTCTGACTTTGACAGGCAATTCCTGTATACGTGGGAGCCTGGCACATCGTTACTCGAAGCGATGGCAGACATACCGGCGCGGTTCGGTTGCTCGTATCAGTGGACGTTTGACACGTCGAGCTATCCATGGACCGTGAACCTGATCACGCCACCGGCTACAGTCTCTTCCTATCTGGACCGTGGCCGCAATCTTCTTAGCGTGGATGAAGATGAGGACTACACTCAGATCGTGACGCGGCTCTATCCGTATGGGAATCTCGCGGGCGCAGATCAGCTTGACATCACAGCCATCGAACCTAGCGGCTTTGCATACGTGTCAAACAACGTGGCCACGTATGGCCTCATTGAGCGGATATGGATCGACCAAAGGTATTCAGTCGCTCAGAATCTCTATGATGCAGCCGTGAGTTTGATAGCCGAATACTCAGTACCTCGTGTGAAATACTCAGTAGCTGGCGCTGATCTCTATTCACTCTCAGGCGAGTCCATCGATGAATTTGTCCTTGGTGCATTGGTTGAGGTGACGTATGACGACCTCGACATATCAGTGCAAGCGCGGATTGTATCCATCACCAAGAGCGATGTGAATGGAGCTCCGGGTGACGTTCAGATTCAGGTCGCTAACAAGGCTATCGAGTTTGATTTCCGTGATGCTGTCCAGGTGAACGACCTTTCTGCACTACAGATGATCGACATTCCTGGCGGGGTTGTTGGAGCTCTTCCGACTGCACCTTCGGCGGCTGGGTTGTATGCCGCAACGTCGTATCTAGGATTCTCTGACGGTACAAACTGGCGTGCATACTTTGACATCGACGGTAAGTTCAAGCTCGTAGGTGACGCTACGCACTATCTGACGTTCGACCCTGACGCTGTGACGCCGCTCATAATCCACTCAGACGGCGAATGGATCGGGAATGTGTCCATCTCTCACCTGACGGCAGGGGATCTTGCTGTTCAGATGAATCTGACGGCTGGCGGGTCGATCAAGTCACAGAACTACGCAGCTGGGACCACTGGCTGGGAGATAGATCAAGACGGCTCGGCTGAGTTTCAGAATGCGACGATACGAGGCTCGCTAAATGCATCTGACCTAGACGCGGGGACACTTAACTTCGTGACTCTCGGACGATCTGGCTTATCTGTCATCACAAGCGAGATCACCAACCTTGCGATTACAGAAGGGAAGCTAGCGAGCGGATCGGTGACTAATGCAAAGATAGGGAATCTTGCTGTTGATACGGCAAACATTGCGAACCTAGCAGTTGAAGAGGGCAAGATCAATTCTCTCGCGGTAACTGAAGGCAAGATCGGAAGCCTTGCGGTAACTGAGGGCAAGATTAAGAACCTCGCAGTGACTGACGCTAAGATTGGTTTGCTCGCTGTGACGACTGCTAAGATCAATGCTCTAGCTGTGACAGAGGCTAAGATTGGAGCACTCGCAGTAACTGAGGCGAAGATTAACAACCTAGCAGTGACGGATGCCAAGATTAACTCTCTTGCAGTCACGAAGCTCACCGCCGGCAACCTCACCGTCGAGATGAACCTCACGGCTGGCGGATCGGTGAAGTCGGATAACTACGCAGCTGGTACGGCTGGCTGGCAGATAGAAAGCGACGGCGACGCAGAGTTTAACGATGTAACTGTGCGCGGCGATATTGAGATGACGACTGGCTCGATAGAGATAGTGAATGGTACTGAGACGATATGGCTTAACAAGACGGCAGGAGAGCTACGCATTGGCGGAACGACTTACAGCTCTGCACCTTTCCAGGTGTCGGCAGCCGGGGCGCTTGAAGCAACGTCTGGGAAGATTGGTGGAGTTGATATTGACACAGCTAGTCTTACAGTTGGCAACGCTGGCATAGTTGTCGGTGACGCGAATAACATTGTGTTCTTTGCTGGTAGCTCGTCTCCATCGTTGACGTCTGACTTCTGGGTGAATACTTCCGGGCTTCTGCATTGCGATCAGCTCGACGCAGACGGTGGGACCATCGGCGGGTTCACGATCGCTGGCGACGATCTGTATACAGATGCCAAGGTAGACTATGACACCATAGTAGGCAATGGAGTTCATATTGGAGTAGATGGAATAGGCCTTGGTGATACGTTCAAAGTAAGCAGAGCTGGCGTGTTGACATGCTCTGACGCTGTAATCACTGGCGACCTTGAAATGACAACTGGATCAATCGAGCTAGTGAATACAGGGAACACAATCTGGCTGAACCGCACAGCGGGAGAGCTTCGCATCGGCGGTACATCTTACGCGGCGGCCCCATTCCAAGTGTCGGCAGCCGGTGCTCTTGAAGCGACCTCTGGAGAGATCGGCGGCGTTACCATCGGCACGGACCGCCTGACGGTTGGCTCAGGCGGAACGACAGCCGGGATTATTTCCATCACAGATTATGCGTTCTACGCTGGCAGTGCGACGCCTGCGGACGCTGACTTCTGGGTGAAGACGGATGGCTCGATGAATTGCGAGAATATCGCTGCGTCAGGTGGGACGGTCGGGGGATTCACGATAGCTACGCATCTGTATACGGGATCGAAGACGGCCTATGGTGACGGACTAGCAGGTGTGCATGTTGGGACAGACGGGATAGGGCTTGGTGCTAAGTTCAAGGTATCCGCAGCTGGCGCAGTTACATGCACAGATCTAACTATCACTGGAGGGACGATAAACGTGAACTCTGGGGCGTTCGCAGTCACCGCGTTAGGTGTCATGTCGTGTACTGGGGCTTCAATCAGAGGCACGCTAGTTGCTGACGACATTACGTCGGGGACATTGAACGTTGCTAGGATATCCGAAGACGCTATCACCCCTTACTATGCTTCATTCTTCCCAACAAACTCATACTTAGATATGGATAATCAGGCCATCTACAACTGCAGTACTCTGCGTGGAGGGGCCGGAGCAACCACACATTACATAAACATGGATACTGATATCTGGTACGGAGCGAGCGCTACATCATATTTGAGCTTGGTGGCGAGCCCATATTTGAGAGGACAGACAGATATTACAATCAATGCTGGTAGTGACATCTATCTAAAAAGCGGGAGTGAAATCTGGTTCACGGTAAACGGTGGGACTACCATAGCCAAATGCTCTGCAATCGTTGCCACTGATTCTGTCACTCTGAAAGTAGGGCATGAGGGGCTAATGACATTTGATGTTGGGGGAGTAACGCGCTATCTAGCATTTAGGGAAGCGGCGTAGTAAATTTTGAATGGAGGGGATGTATGAAACTAAAGGCGGGAGATGCACAGACAATCCTAAACGCAATCTTCGCAGCCAGGGAACTCAAGCTGCCGGTGAAGACAGCCTACTGGCTGGCACGCTCGGCAAAGCAGATCGGCCCTGAAGCTGAGGCATTCGAGATGACGCGGCTAGGGTTGCTTGAGCGATACGGGAAGAAGGATAAGAAGAAGCAGCTTATCACTGGTGAGAATGGTGAGGTTGAGTTCAAGGACCGCGACGCATTCAACGTGGCATTCAAGGAACTTTCAGATCAGGAGTTCGAGATCAAAATGGACGCGCTGACGTTGGACAAATTCGAGGATCCTGAAGGTACGATGCTGGTTGAGACTGGCGTCATGGTGGGGCTGTTGCCCTTGATTGAGGAGCCGGAATAGGAGTAAATCATGGTATGGATGGACGTAATCAAGGATCTAGGTTTTCCGATATTCGTTGCTGTCTTCGTATTGATTAGAATGGAGCCAGCGATTAAGCGGCTTGATTCGTCTATCATGGCGCTGACGATCGTTGCAGCAAAATCCAACGGGATGAAGAACAAGGACATCTCTGAGGTAATCGAAGCTGTACAGCCAAAGAAGCGTGTAGGTAAAAAACGCAGGGTGACAGACAGGCTGATTGTCGAATGACTTGGTTTGAATACCGTCGGCGGCTATAATGCCGCTGGTAGGAGGTGACGCATGACGCTAGTTGCATCTATTATCGGGGCGCTTCTTCAAGCGGGATTCGCAATCATCAACATCGCGCGGATCGCTAAAGGAAGTGACGCCAACGATCAGAAGGTCATTAAGATCAAGACGCACGTAGACAAGGTGCTCAAGAAGATGGACGCGGTTGCCAAGAAGACAGAGGCAACGTGGGACGATTCACTGGTCAGCATTCTATCGGACGCGGTTGACGCCGCTGCCGAGATTGCGATCAACGAACTTCAGTAGAGGAGCGTGAACATGAAACGGATTCTAATTACAGCATTGGTAGGTGCGCTGATGTTTTCAGTGGCCGCTTCCGCCGGGTGGAAGTTTGGGGCAGAGCAGGGCGTGGATGTAGGCGGGGCGAGCTATCCGCTTGACGTATACGTGGGATGGGACTTCGACGCTCCGTACATTGACATGGGGCCAATCTCTGTGTCTGGCGATTTCGTAATCACACGAAGCTACGACTGGGGCATCAGCGCCTTATCTGGAGAGCTGGGCTTCGATGGCAAACTGACGTTTGGATACATCAAAGACTTCGACGTGATTGTTGCGACATCGGCTGACATCGACTATGCGCCGTTGCCGCTAGCTATTGAACTCATTGGCTGGGACTTCGGCATCGAGATTGTGGGGTACGTAAGCAATGTTCTCACGCTCAACGCAGGCGTCCTATTCGAGTATGTGAATTCGAGGCGTGTTGATGTCTTCGATACGAGCTTCTATGTCGGCTTCGATGCAGCGTGGTAGCATAGGGACATGAAATTTAATTCGGCCCGCGCCTCCTTTACAATAAACATAGCGGGCCTTCGCGGGGGATTGACGTTTACGAGGCGTCAGTCCCCTATCTATTTGGAGGGATTATGAAACGACTAATCGCGCTGCTTGCACTGCTTGTGGCGCTTGTTGTACTGTCAGGCTGTTGGATTGACGATGTAGTCATACTTACTCTATCTGTTCCCGATTCCGCCTATCCACCTTGCGAAGTGACGCTGATCGCGCTTGGTGTTGATGGCGGACAATTCACATTTACAGTAGAAGGCAAGACGTACACTCAAACTTCTAAGACTCTTGTTGTCACCGTCAACGAGCTGCCTACTGAGGTATCTGTCACGTGGTTCGACGGCAACGATTCGCAGACGGCAACTGAGACCATCTGGCTACGCAATACTGGCCCTGTTCCTGGGCAGCTGGTATTGAATTTCATCACAAACCTGTGGACGCTTCACGCTCGGGAACGATACGTTGTGACCTATCCTCACGCCTACGATCCCGAGGGCGGACCCATCAAGATGATTGACGCGATAGTGGAGTGGGGCACGCATGGCAAGCTGGCTGTATTCTGCCCGCCTTACACTGGAGCTAAGCCGCCGAAGCCTGACGTGTATCATGTCAGGATGCCTAGTGGCGAGATGGTTTATAACGCCTTCATGTTCCTTCAAGGCTGGCCGGTTCACATTGAGGCTTCGTCTGGCTTGCCATACACGCCGCCATCGCAGAGCAACATTGACAACTATCCTCATGCGTCTGCTACCTGTGGCCCTAAATGGCCGACAGATACACGCGCTGGATGTGATGTTACAATCATGACTACCTGGGAAGACGAACAGGGCGCTAAGACGATCGACGTTCAGACGATCCCTGCGAATCCATACATCGGATGCGGTACTGTTCAGACACCATCGGCGACATGCCCATAACCTGCCCGATGTGCGGGTCGGCTAATATCGTTGAGATCTACGATGATCCTGTTACCTACGAGTGTCAGGATTGCGGGGCGGTATTCGACAAATAACCTCCTGTGACAAGGGGTTTCGCTGTAGATGGACCGTGGGAAACTGCGGTCCATTTGCTTTGCCACTTGACTTTTCCCTATAACGGTGTTATAGTATGGATATGAAAGCCAAGGAGGCAAACAAGATGCAAACAGTCCACGAAGAAAGAGACGGCGGGAAGACGCAATTATTGATCGAAGATATGAGCGTTAATGGTTGGCAAGGTTGCCCGTTAGTTGCAGATGGCGATCAGCTTATAACAGGCACTCATAGATATATCGCGGCGCAGGCTCTTGATATAGCAGTACCAACGATCCAGCTAGACGAATTGTATGCGCTGGCAGGACTCAACATGGTAGCGCTACACGAAACTCACGGATCACCGACAATTAACGAGCTTGCGTTCGTAGACTTTTTGAGCGAACTGCCGACTGCGATGATCCAGGAGTACGGGATTGATATAGGATGACCATCTCGGACCTCAGCACAGAGATCGAGCGACTGGAAGAGAAGGCAGACGACGCGCGTGAAGACGGCAACCGTTCGCTCCTATACCGCACGCTTTGCGCGATAGACGAGCTGGCAGATGAGATGGGCGTGCAGCCGCACGAGTTCGCAGGAGGTTACGAATGAAACAAGCATTGAGCGCAGCCTATGTCCAGTTGCTCAAATATCATGGGCCGGAGAGAGTGACGCCGGAGTATCAGAAGTTACTCAGCGATTGCCGTGATGCTTTAGCGGTCGAATGCGGCACAAGTGCAGAAGCAATGCAAAACGCTCACGAAACGAAAGCCAGAGGTGAATCATGACAATCGGACAGCGAATCAAGGCAGCACGCGAGGCTAAAGGTTGGTCGCAAGAGAAGCTCGCTGACAAGATGCTGTATACGCAGGGGTATATCTCGTACATCGAAAGCGGGGATCGCTTGCCAAGCAGTCGGTCACTGATGGCGTTCGAGCGTGCGTTGGGCACTAGGATCGTCAAATAGGAGGCGTGATGAAATACACACACCATAGAGTCTTGCACGTACTCGCAGACGGGACAAAGGTGCTATACAACCGCGTCCAGGGCAAGTCAGCAGAGGATTACGCAAGTCAATGCTTACGCCCGTTGACCGAGGCTGAGGCTCGGGAATCTGCCATGATAGATGTAGACGAGGACAAGCGGTTCGCGGACGAGTGCGAGCAAGACAAGGTTGCGAGTGAGCAGCAGACAGATTTGTGGTAAGGAGGCAGGACGATGAGCAACACATCAGCGAATCACCACGGACAGGCAAGCGATAAGTTTGAATCGTATATACCCGAGGGATTGACATACGGAGTCATCAAGATCAATAACGGAGACACGACGCCAGCTATCACGATCTTCACTCCGAGCGGTCTGAACTGCGCGGTGGATTATCTCAGAGAGTTTCGTGAAGACATTGATTCTGTAATCGTCGCGCTTGTAGATCTTGGGGCGGTGGCAGAATGAACCTTACAGCCATCGGAGAGAAGCTGACGGATACGAAGTTGCTTGATCTAGTCCCTGAGTTCAACGCGAAGATGGTCCGCATCATGAAGGCGATTGGCTATCTTCAGAACGATGATGAGGCAAAGAAGAGCGGCAACTTCGGCGGCTATACCTACACGTCCGCACGCAAGGTACTTGACAAGGTACGCGAGGAATGCGTGAAGGAAGGCATCAGCGTAGAGAGCGCGGCGGATATTCAGGAGTTCCATATCATCGGAACGAAGTCGCTTGCTGTTATCAAGACTACCCTGTATTTCACAGATGGCATATTCGTTGCGAAGGCTGAGGGGCTTGGCTCTGGTATCGACTCAGGCGACAAAGCCGTGATGAAGGGCGACACTGCTTCGATGAAGTACGCCTGCTCTGGTAAGTTCCTAATATCGTGGGGCGACGATCCAGAGGCAAGCGGACAAGACGATGATCTTGATGCGCGGGAGATCTTAGAAAACTGGCTTGCCAAGTGTGAGCGAGACAGCAACACAGACGCTGAGACGTTCGCTCCTTGGTGGGCGGCTAACGGTGCCCAGGTCAAGAAAGAACTCAGCGTAGAGGACGCTTCGCAAGTCCACGATGTGTACGCGACTTATCTCAAACGTCTCAAACAGGAGGTAGCGGAATGAGGATCATCAACTGTGAGCAATACTCGCCGGAATGGTGGGCGGAACGACTTAGCAAGCCGACGTCTTCTCAATACTCGCGAATCGTCACCAGCAAAGGCGAGCCGTCGAAGTCTCGCACAGCCTACATGTACGAGCTGGCTGCTGAACGATTGACAGGTGCGCAGGAGGACACGTTCATCTCTATTGCAATGCAGAAGGGATCCGAGCGTGAATCTCTGAGTCGCCAGGTGTACGAGATGGAGAACGAGGTTGAAGTCGTTCAGGTTGGATTGTGCATCAGCGATTGCGGCCGATGGGGTGCAAGTCCTGACGGGCTGGTAGGAGATGACGGGTTGGTTGAGCTGAAGAACCCGCTTGGGAAGACGCAGGTGGAGCGGCTGTTGACGCTGGAGCCTAAGCTGCCGACCGCGTACATCCAGCAGGTGCAAGGCCAGCTACTCGTAACTGGGCGACTTTGGTGTGACTTCGTATCGTACGTCCCAGGCTTGCCGCTGTTCACCCTGCGCGTATACCGCGATAGCATCTTCTGTGACAAGTTGGAGGCGGCGCTGATTGAGTTCTGCGAAGAGCTTGACGAAGTGTGCGCGGAGCTAACTCTAACCGTTTAAGGATGCGCGACATGATCCGCGCTGAGTTTCAAGGAGGTAAGTGATGTCATTCCCTCTCATAGAGAAAGTAACATGCAAAGTGTGCGGAAACAGTTGGCCGAAGGATGAGTATGAAGAGCTGCGACCTGTTGACGCGTCGATTGGATACTGTCCGAGTTGCGGAGATAACGGCGAGTGCGAGGAGGCGTGATGGAAATCAAAATACGTAAGATTGGAAACCTAGCGAACGTAGAGGTTGTCGTTGGAGGGATAGCTATAGACGCTGGAACTTTTGACTGCAACGAACGAACACATCTTATCGACGAGCTTCAGGCAGCAATCGACGATCTATCTGTAATGTAGGAGGCTGGAATGCAAACACCACGAAACCCAAACCACGGTACGTACCGTGAGCAAACGAAAGGGTACGAAGATTGCGGGTGGCAAGATGATGGGATTAACCATTCGAAGACAGTTGCGTGCAAAGCACTTGGCCACAAAATGCGCAGCATAGACAACAGCCTGTATCAGTTTCGCGGTACAGATCACGTTTACATCTGCGACGAATGTAAGATCCTTCACCACATTGACAGCTCAGACTAAGGAGGCACAATGAAAGTCCTAGTCTCAGACATACTCGCCAAGATCCCTGAGCTGCCGCCAAACGTCCGCGACCTCGTGACGATCCACTCAGATAGCCTTAGCGTGGCCGATGTCAAGTCGCGTAGTACGCCAGACGCTGTGTATACTACTCACATTGCGATTCACGATGACGATCCGGGCAATAAGTCGATCCTGGCTACAACATGCGATTGCGACGCTCGTAAGCTCTGTTGGCACGTCGTAGCGTTCTACGCAGTGTCGAAGGGATTAGCGCCTGAGAAGCCGTCAGATACACAGCAGCCGCCTGAGGACGTTGAACCAGTACAAGTAGCCAAGACAGACGAACTGAGCCGCTTAGGGCTTGAGGCGGTTCAGGCAGATATGCGAGCGCACGAGGCACGCGCGGCGTGGTTCGCGGAAGTTGAACGGTTGATGAAGATATGAGGAGCCATCGTGGGCTTCGGCCCGAATCAAACGAAAGGAACCAAGTGCGAAAGCACAGGTTATCGGGCGGTGGGACTCCTTTGATTTAACGACGTAACGTGCTATAATAGATGTTGCGGGGCGGTCTTCCGGGACGCCTTTGCGTGTCCGCCACTAAGCGGCGGGCCGTCCCCACATCTACTTAGTGAGGTGATAGGAATGGAAACACAGGACGATATTGAACATTCAAACAACGAGCTAGGATGGGTGCTAATCTCCCCTGAAATACTTGCGGCGACTGACATCTGCATGGGTGAAAAGGTTGTATGCGGAAGAGTCACAGGACTCATTGGAAAAACAGGGTATTGCTACGCATCGAACGAGTGGCTAGGCAAACAGATGGGATTCTCAGATCGAACCATCGGCAAGTACATATCCGAGCTAGTAGAGAAGGGATACCTGCGCAGAGAATACGGTCCCAACGGCAAGCGAGATAGACGCCTATTTCCCATTACACCTAGAGTAGCAATGGAGATTCCCATTACGCCTATAGGTGCGTCCCATAACGCCCCGAGGAGTAACCCATTACTACCCGAGGAGTTATCTCTTATAGAGAGTGTAGAGTTAAGTGTAGAGGGTAGTAAAGAACCTCCTTCGGACAATCCGAAGATGTCAAAGGATGATCTCAATCTGCTCACTGAGAAATACGCAGAGCTTCAAGGCGCACGACCTCGCGGTAAATCATGGCTCCCAATCCAACAAGGCATGAAGCAGATGGTCGTTGAAGAAGCATACACAGTTGAGCAAGTAACCGGCTGCATGGTTCGCCTGAAGGATCTCGGCTGGACGTGGACGATCAACACGATCCGCAAATGGATAGCGAACTACGCGGCGGGTGCTATGCCTGACAAGTACAGCGCGGGGTTGAAGTCTGGAAGCAGAGGCGAAACACATGATAGGGACGCGAGCGTATACGTGAACGCGTTCAACAAGGAGGCGTGATGAGCGAGTTGGGAACTAACATCCTGAATGATGATCGAAAGATATCCGCTTTGTATCTTGACATTGACGGGCAATATAAGATAGAGCAAGGCGAGACGGTTTGGGATCCTGACAGTCACCAACAAGTGATTGTTAGTGGCATCATACCGTATCGTGAGACAGGACAAGCAGCCTATGTTCCATGGTTCAAGATTGTTGACCACGCAGGCGTTGTGTTGCAGCGTGTTAACGCGGCTATGGTTGCCCGTGTTGTTTACTCGCTTATAGAGGAGGCGTCATGATCTACGGAGTAATTGGCAAGCGATTCGAGAACGCGACGATTGAGAACTACAACTGTCCGCCTGGATGCGAAGAGGCCAGAGCCGCGTGTCATGCTTTCATTGACGGTTCTACTGGAGGGCTACTGTTGATCGGCCCAGTAGGTACAGGCAAGACACATCTGCTATCTGCCGTCGCTCAGATATTCCACCAAGACGCTGATCCCCAGTTTGAGGATAGGGACGGCGTGACGGTCGCGGTGTCGAAAGAGGTCAAGACTGTGGCGTTCTATCCGATGCTGGATCTAGTGGCCGCGTTACGTGACGACATTCGCAACAACACGAGGCGCACGGTTAGGCAATGTCTGTCTGCTGACCTGATGGTGTTAGACGATCTCGGAGTGGAGCGCTCAACTGAGTTCATCGACGAGGAGCTGGCGCAGATTATCAATGGACGCTACAACGACATGAAGCCCATCGCCGTGTCTACAAATCTGACGGTGCAAGGGATCAAGGAGCGCTACACTGATCGCGCGGTATCACGGTGGGTTGAGACGTGTACGATGGTTGAGATGAAGCAAGCGGATTACCGGCTGAGTGGAGGCGCGTGATGACAATAGGGTCACAAGTGACGACGCAACACGGCCACGGCGTCATTGTCGGCAAAGATTTGCCTGATTCGAGTTGCTGGCTTTGGCTCGTCCGGTTAGACGATGGGCGCGAGACGTACTATTCCAGGCGAGATTGAGGAGGAGTAATGGTTTGCCTACGACTGAAGAGCAACAAGCCCGGTGTACCTGATGGCTTCGTCTGTGGCTTCGAGCCGGTCTACGAATTCGAGGGCTACCTATTCGAGGTGCATCACTATCACGGGCCGACGCCGCTGCGCAGATCCGACCATGATCCACGGATGAACATACCGCGCGGGTTTTGGGATATGTGGGAGCGGTTCGATGCGCTAAGTGACGAAGAGAAAGCTAAGTTCCTGTACAAGGAGGCGCGTGATGCGTCTATACGCTGCAAAGATGTTCTGTAAGACGATGGAGGTAGATAGCAACCTACCGTTCAAGATTCCTAAGCTAGAGTTGAAGTGGGCGAATGGACAGGTCGGGGCGTTGCCGGTATTCGCAACTCGTGAAGCAGCAGAGAAGTGGACGGGCGATCCTGCGCTTGTTGTTGATATCGAGACTGAGGACAAGGAGGTGCGTGATGAAGATAGTAGATGAGATTGCAACGGCGATTGGGCATGGTGACGGCGATTGGTTTACGATCACCGTTTGTCGAGATGAGCTGAATTCTATCCTCGCCGCGAAGCTGATGCCGATTCGTGATGCGCTTCACATGATGTGGGACAATCCAGAGGCGATGACGCCTAGCGACATGCTGGCACAGTACACAGCCGCGTGTGAGATGCTTGAGGATAAAGATGTCTGACGAACGCATAGGCACAGCCGAAGCCGCGCGGATCATTGGTTGCTCTCTTAGCCATGCCAGAAAATGTATGAGAGCTGCCGGGGCAGATATACAGCGAGTGCCGCGTAGCGGTGGAGTGCGGCTGATGTTTCTGCGGTCTGAGGCCGAGGCTTGTTCGCCGAATAAGAAGGTATTCAGAAAGGAAAGAGAAATTGACTTCCATGACGCCGATTGCCGATGGCATGACGACGCACCGTATATATCTAAGAATGGCAGCAGGGCACTAACTGAGTTACACGTAGAATGCAAGACAGAGGCTATTCGTGAACAGCTTACAGAAGCGCTAGAGACCGGCGATATCGTCGTGTGTTCTGGCGATAACAGCTCGACGCGATACAAGGTGCTACGTGAGGTTGCCACGTTCGTATTGGTGAACGCAAAGGGGATGAGATGAGCCAGAAATCCGACATCCTCGCGGCGTTGCAGAACGGCGATAGGTTGACACGCGACGACATCAGCGAGAGGTTTGATTGCCGGAAAGCGCCAGCACGGATAGCCGAGCTGAGGCAAGACGGTTATCCGATTGACACTGAGACGATTAGCTGGGAGACGATGGAAGGCGTGAAGAAGTCGTGCGCCAGGTGGAGCCTTGACAAGACAGGGCAGCTATCATTGCAGGTGTGAGGTATGCAATTGACGGTTGTGTTACATAAGGAGAGGCATGATTGCTAGAGATTTGATCGACAAGGGGTGTTTCGGAATGCGCTGGGGTTATCTGTTGCTGCATCCGTGGGAGATCCTCGGAGAGTGGTGGCGGCAAGTGAAATGGGCATGGCAGCGAGTCTTTCGTGGCTGGGATGACAGGGCGCTTTGGTCGCTTGATTATTGGCTCGTTGGCAAGATGCGAGAGATGTTGCCAGGAATGCGTGATAAATCAGGAATACCATCCTGCTGTTATGACAATCTTGGTTGGGATAACCCTTCGGATGAAGAAGACAATTCCGCGATTAAGAAGTGGCATGGCCACGTTGACCAAATGATTGATGGGTTCGATGCTGCAAACGAGATTCTGGATTCAGATTTCCCTGTGAGCTACGAGAAATCACACGAACGATACCACGAAGGAATGAAAGTGTTTGTTGAATATATGTTCGCACTGTGGAACTAACGTAACAAAAGAGCTATTTCCATACGTATTGAGGAGGTAGAGGATGAAGATAGCGAGTGAGATTGTAGAAGCAGTTCGTGCGTTGCAACCTCAATTGGAATACAACGTGGCGTGGAATGATATGGCGTCAGTTATCGTCGCTGAGAAGCTACTGCCTATCCGTGACTCTCTGAAGATGATGTGGAACAACCCAAAGGAAATGACAGCCACCGACATAATGACTCAATACTTGGCCGCGTGTGAGATGCTTGATGACGAATGCAATCACGAATGGGTAGACGCAACTAACGAGTTTGTATCTAGCGGAGAGGTGTGTGTGAAGTGCCACGCCATCCGCGCTACGCCTGAGGAGGAGTAATGTTGCCAGAAGCAATCAGATTCGACATCGCCAATGAGCTTAGTAGGCAGGACGACAAATGGGGAAAACAGAATCATACCCCAGATAGATGGCTCGTAATCATCGGAGAGGAATTTGGAGAAGCGTGTGAGGCTTCATTGCTGAGCGAACGTGCGAGACTGCGAGATGAGCTAATCCAGGTTGCGGCGTCGGCAGTAGCCGCAATTGAATGTCTCGACGCGTAACGCAACACAATGCCCCAATCCGAACGTAATCGCTGTAACGCTATCCCAGTCTACGCTTGAAAACTGGCCGGAAAAGAGAACGTAACACAAGCAGCAAATCGGTTGGCTGAGTGACTTGACATCCGTTGCAAGGTATGGTATGGTACATACATGGGCAAGGTAAGCGAGATACGAAAAGCAGTGCGGAAGAATCCAGAGTTCTTCGTTTATTACAACCATCCTCGCGGCGCAGAGCTACACAAGAGCCTTGGGTGGGTTGCAACAACGAAATCATGGTGCGGTTATAGGCATGGGTTGCCGTATCTCGGTGTGGTGAAGAATGAACTGAGGCGTCTGGGGATCTTCTGCGAATGCACTCTAGAGACATACAACCAAACACGGAGGAGTAGGGCATGAGGCCGGGGACATGGTGGAATTCCTAGGAGAGTCCGTCACGTTCTTACGATCTCGGAATCCGATGGCGGGGCGTAGGAGTTCGAACGACCTACGCTAACATGGACGATACGAGCAGATGGAATCGTCTTAACGGGGGTTCGACACCTCCATCCTCCTCCAGAATAAGGGGGCAACATGGCAGTCGAGAAATACACGCTGCAACTGAACACAGAGAACGACGCCGACATTGTTGAGTATCTGAACGCTCAGGATAACAAGAACGGCGCGATGAAGCGGGCGCTTAGGGCGCAGATGGAGGCAGAGAAATGAAACTGAGACTAGGAATCCAGCGAGTAGGCAGCATCGTATTCGGGCGCGTGTTGGAGCAGGATGAGTCGTTACGTGATGACGGTATGGGGCAGGCTGTGACTTGTCTAGATAATGCAGTGGTTAAGTATCTACGCTCATGGAAACGCCCATCACTCGCCGCAGGACACACTGAGTGTTCGACATCATCGTGCGCTCTATACATACGAGGGAGAGATATTGACGGCGATAATGATTGGTTCGCACGCAAGTATACTAATTGCGAAACAGCTATTCAGGCCGTCGAAGACATCAAGATGCTAGTAGCCAAGGTCAACGCAGTAGAACGGCAAGACGATCCAGACGACTGCGGCCTAGAGATCATCGAATGAAGGCCATCGACCTGATACGTCAGGCGTTGGGCCACAGCCGGGAAGAGACGACGCTGAGATATGTCGGGATTAGCCGTGATGAGATCGACGAGGTTTTTCGGAAGGTTAACTTATGATTGAAGAATGGCGCGATGTAGTTGAGTATGAAGGTATATACGAAGTCAGCAACCTTGGACGTGTGCGCAGAGTAAAATCAGGATGTGGCACGCGGATAGGAAGAATAGCTAAAGGCTCAGCATCTCGTGGCTATATGCAAGTTAACCTATCCAAGAATATGATACAACGCCGTCATAGCATTCACCGACTAGTGGCTACGGCGTTTCTTGGTCAATGCCCCGATGGTAAAGAAGTGAATCATAAAGATGGGATCAAGAAACACAATGCAGTTCTAAATCTTGAGTACGTTACTCGCTCGGAAAATATAGTACACGCGTTTCGCAATGGATTGAACGTCGCTGCGCATGGAGAACGGCAATGGAAGTCTAAGCTTACGGAAGATAATGTTCGTGAAGTTAGACGACTTCTAAGGAAAGAAAGCCAGAGATCAATCGCCAGACTGTTCAATGTTGACCAGTCAACCATTTGCTCAATCGCTACCGGTGGCAGTTGGGGATGGCTTAAGGAGGCGGAATGAACAAGAAAGAGATCCTGAAGCTGACGAACGATACCCTGAACGACAAGGTGCTCGATCTGCTTGGCTTGGGTAGCGGCGAGATCTCTACCACGTGCGGATTCTATCCAGAAGACATCGGCTATGCGATGACCGACCTCTTCGAATCCGTATACGGTCGCGGCACGATCAAGGACGGCGCGTGGGTACTCAGCACGGTAGAGAATGGCCGCGACTGCGCACATGCGTGTCTGATATGGAAGTCGAAGAGCTTCACGAAGTTCCGCCCGTTGCAGGTATCGGTGACGTGTCCGCGTGGCGAGATGGCGCGTGCGATCACGCTTTGCTGGGTGTGCGCTATGTTAGGGGTGAGTGATGAATAAGAAGATAGTAGTCGTGCTGATGCTGGTTGCGGCGATGGCGGTTGCGGCGGCGGGGCAAGATTGGCTTTATGGAGAGATAGAGATCGAAGATAAGCCGGACGCCGTGTGGTCAAATATCACGTTGCCGCCAGAGACGTATAATTTTTGCGCGGTTACCGGGAATGACATAGAGATTGTTATTTCATACGATTATGAAAGTGAGTCGCCGTATGTCATTCACATCAACGAACCGGACACAATAGAAGCTTTCTACATCGAAGGGCGCGAGTTCTATCTGACAGAGAATACAGACGCAATCCGCTCAGAATGCCAACAGGACATGCTCTCTATGCAGGAAGGATTTAGACGGCTGGCGTTGAAAGCGATCCACGTTACCTTCGTCGCCGGTGCGGTTGCAGGGCTATTCGTTGCTTGGGTCTGTGGGTGGTGAATGATGTTCCGTAAGATTGACCGATGGATAGGGCGGCACATGGACGCGCGTCGATGGACGATTGTATGGATGCACGTTGCTGTCGGTGGAAGCGGTGCGGCTGGCGCTGGCGCGTGGTGGGGATGGGGCGTGTTGCTCGTTGGTTCTGTCATGGCTATCGGGAATCTTCGGAGGCTATCGTGAGCAGATCCCAAGCAGTACGCGCCGAAGCTCTGAAGCTCGACGGATACCGTTGCGCCTCTTGACTTATCGTGTCATGTGTGGTATAGTTGTGATGTAGCCAAGGAGGCAACAACCATGAACGCAACACTCGAACAAGCACGCCAGCAGGTAAACTCGAACAACACAAACGGACGATATTCATTCGAGGGAATGACTAGCGCAGCAATAGCTGCATACAATCGAGCTTTGATGTTCGGCGATAACGACGAAGCATTCAACGAAGAAGAGTTCAGAGCGGTTACTAGCTAACCGCTGGAGGAAATCATGAAGAAACTAGACATAAAGCCTTGCCCGTTCTGCGGGGGTAAGGCTGAGATATTCTGGACTCATTACCAAGTGTGCGTTAATTGCCTATCTTGTGACGCTGACGGTCCGAGCAACATACAATGCACTCCTACCATGTCTCAAGAAGAAGTCGCTATTACAGCGTGGAATCGCGCGTATGCGTTTGTAGACGTGTGCAAGATGGCAGTTGATAACTATTATGGCCCAGATGGCGGCGATGAACAGAGCGTGGCTCAGGCAGGCCGCAGAGCTTTTGCTAATCTGGAGAAATCATGAGCACTACATACGCGAGGTTCACGCTACAACTAAACTCAGAAACAGACTCAGACGTTATCGAGTACATCAAGCGACAATCGAATAAGAACGATGCGATACGGCAGGCGTTGATTGCTAAGATGAAGAGTGATAGCGATGGATGAACGATGGTTGCCTGTTGTTGGATATGAAGAATCGTATGAAGTAAGTGATCGCGGGAGAATCCGGCGCATAAAGGAATCCTCAAATTCGCACGTAGGAAGAATACTAAAACCAAGCTTAGAAAGATGTGGATACTTGAGTATAGGGTTGAGGGGAGACGGCAAACAGAAACATATAAAGTGCCATCGTATTGTTGCGGCAGCGTTTATTGGTGCAAGGCCAGATGGTTATGATGCTCATCATATCGACGGGTGCAAAACAAATAATAAAGTAGATAATATCGCTTATGTCACTCGCTCAGAGAATATGAGACATGCCATAGATACTGGATTGCTTGTTCCAGCTAGAGGCGAGGCTCATGGCAATTCAAAGTTGACTGAAGATAACGTTCATGAGATTAGAAATCTTCTTGGACAACTAAGTCAACGCGCAATTGCTAGGATGTTCAATGTTTCTCAGCCTGCTATTGGCCTAATAGCTACAGGTAAAAATTGGGGGTGGCTAGATGTCTAGGTCTAGAGCGGTGCGTGAAGAGGCGTTGAGGCTCGATGGGTTGCGGTGTGCCATAACTGGTTTTGATGGAAGGTCTGAGGAAGGCAGGAAACAGCTTGAAGTGCATCATGTTTGTCCTCTTGGTTTTGGCGGCAGTGATGAAAAAGACGTAGTGGAAAATTGCATTACGCTACATGCGCCGGTTCATGTGATGGTTGAGACTGGGCAGCTTGTGATCGCTGAGTGGGCTAGAGGGCCATCAGCGCCGCTTCGTATGCTGTCTGATGGCGAGGTAGTAGACCAACGAGCAGAGCGTGGTATCCTCGAAGTAATCGACAATCAAGACGTTCTAGGCTATGGCATCGGGCGCGTTGATCACAATTACCTATGGTTCTATCGTCGCCGCGACGCCGAAGAGGGCGAACAGATCCTCACGCAGCTATCATCGTTCGCATCGCTCGATTCAACGATAGCCGAGCGCGTATACAGGCTAGGCCAAGTCGTTGACGTAACCGACCCAGCATCGCGGACGTTGAGAGAGTGTCTTGCGTCGAACGGGCTGGACACACGGCGGCTGATGGGCGCGGCTAATCTGTGGGAGAAGAGCCTTGACGGGCTAGAGTGGCCTGAAGGTATGACGGTATCCGACTACCGTAAGACGCGGCGTCTTGCTGGCCACGGATCGAAGCGCGAATACTTCTACGTCAAGATCCCTGCGAAGTCGTGGCTCACCGGGGCGCGGCCCGAGGTGTACTATCGGACGGCATACGAGGCAGAGCTACGCGACACGATGGAAATTGGAGCCAGATGTTACAAGATAGGGAAGACGGTGTGGGGCTTGAGGGCAGAAGGCGGCGACCTATTCGACCCAGAAGGCCACAAGGTTGACGTGGTGCATTTCGTTCCAAAGGAGGCGTGATGACGGACAACGAACGGATAGCGGAATGGTTGGGCTACTTCTATGTAGACCAGAGGATCAAGAAGCCATTTCAAGACGACGGCCCAAGTGGATGGCGCGAACGGATGCACGGTCCAAGTGTTAGCATAGCCTTCTCAACTGACATCACGCTCTGGCACGGTGAAGGCGGTTTGTTCGATTCGATCTATCATCGCGGTCATGAAAGAGCTGTCATGTTCACGTTCTACCTGCGTGACGTTCTGAAGATGGAGAAAGGAGAGACGAACTTCTGGAAATATATGACCGCTACACCGGCACAGCTCTCCAGTGCACTTGTGAATTCAATCGAGGCCGAATGAAGCGCATCCGATACGTGTGTGAGAAGTGCGGCGCAGAACACGACGTGCGGTTCCATAGCTGGGAGACGCATCCGCGACGCATGAACTGTACGGCGTGCCTTGAGAAGAATGCGATGGCGGCGATGATGCCGAGTCCGGCGAACCATTATCATCCTACGCGAGGAGGTAAGAGATGAAGAGAGAGACAGTACGAACAACATGGGCTGCTGCCGGCGGGGCGCTCTACGGGTTCGGCGCGTGGTGCTTGCCATTCATCATAGCGGCAAGGCAGATGTCAGATGTACTAGCGGTTGAGTTTGTCCATGATGTCCTGGTCGGCATAGCGGCTATGCACGTGCTTGTTATTGTATGCTGGTTGATTGCCTGGGCGGTTACTGGAGGAGGTAAGTGATGAGACAGTTTAAGTTAGGCGACGATATATCTGGGAAGACAATCGAGGGCGCGGTTATCAGGAGTTGGGAGATTGTTCTCAACCTCGGCGGCGGCGACTTCATCTGTATAGAGCCAGATCACGATTACGATGATGGTGTCACGCTGGACTTTGACTCGGAGCCCGTTAGCTCATCCCTTCTTGAGGCTGGAGTAATAAGCCAGGAAGAATCAGACGCGATAAACGCAGAGCGAAGGGCCGAGCGCATAAACCGAGAAAAGGCGCAGGACATGGCAAATCTGCGGCGGCTGATGAAGAAGTATCCAGAGGCGACGGGATGACGCC